CACGGAAATCCAGTCTTACTGGGGAGTACGCGACTCTCGACGCGGAGAATGCTAGTAATAGCATTAGCTTAGCTTTATTCCTTTACTTGGGTGCGAAAGCTCCTGAGTTGGTGCGATGCATTATCGCGTTACGATCCCCTACCATAGAACTTGGTAAAGGGCCCAGTAAGTACGTCGCGAATACCCATATGCTATCTAGCATGGGTTGCGGCTTTACTTTCGAGGTTATGACTTCCGTGTTTTGGAGTCTAGCTCGCGGCGCTATGATTGCTTCATCAGAGCGGCGGCATGTTACGCTAGCTTGCGTAACGAGTCATCGTTATGTTCCTGTGTCTCCTTATGGGGTAGAACCCGAATGTTTAGACGCTGCGCAACTTAGCGCATGCCATCTAGAAAAGGTGGTAGATCTGGGCATTCAAACCATGGTCGAAGTGGATTCGGCCTACGGTATAATAAGTGAGTACCTCAGGGATGTCAAGGTTTATGGGGACGATGTAATCGTTCCCATGGCTTACCTCTCGGTTGTCCGGCGTGTTTTTGAAAGCGCCGGGTTGGTTGTGAATAACGATAAAACGTTCCCGCAACCGCAGCCGTGTGGCTCTTACGGGTCTCGCTTCGCGCTCCCTTCTGATTTTCATAGGAGGTTTAACGAGTCGTGCGGTGGAGAGTACTATAAGGGCTGTAAGGTAAACCCCCTACGGCTACCAAGTGTTGAACTTGGTAATGATTTTGGCGACACTCCTCTATTGGTCTGGTTGTACGTTTGCTTCAACGTAAGTTATTCACGCTTCGAACAAATCGAGCGGCTTGCGGGGATGTCGACGACATTCGGTTCCGTCGTGTCAAGAAACGAATGCTTGATGCATTTGTTGACACTGATAATTGCTCATGGTCCGGTGTTATGGGTTCCCTCGCGGGATTTCCCAGAAACAGCTGGAATTCTGTGCGATTGGAGTGATGTCTGCGATTTGGCAGCTATCGTCGCCTGGTTGGGCGGCGAAGTGGCAAATTATGCGCGTGACGAAAACGGAAGTTTACTGTTATCGTGCATCAAAGTCAAGCTAGCTACTCGTTATGTACGTGATTATCAACCGTATGTATGGTTCCATTGCCGCAAGACACGGCATGGGCCTACTGCTTTTT